CGGTTGAACCAAGAAATAAGAAAGATCCAATAGGCTTCTTCTGATTGGCAATTGCTGTTTTGTTTCGTCTTAATGATTTTGCTACTTTAGATAATACATCATCTTGACCTACAACCCTATTTTGCATTGTTTTTTCCAGTTCAAGATATTTTTTCGCATCATTTATAGAACATTTTTCAACTGGAATACCAGTCATCATTGCAACAACTTCACGTATTTTATTTTCGCCAACTTCAATACGATTATATTTTTGTTGGCTTCGCCAAATCTCTTTTTCTTTTTCCAATTTAGCTTTCAATTCTTTTTCTTGATCTCTATATACCGCAGCGCCTTCGAAATCTTGTGTTTGAACTTTTTCTCGTTTTTTCTCATTTAATTCTATTATTTTTTCCTCTATTTCGACAATTTGTTCTGGAACATCAGCCATTACTTGTGTTTTTGCTCCAGCTTCATCTAAAATATCAATAGCTTTATCCGGAAAAAAACGATCAGATATAAACCTATCTGATAATTTAACCGCTAATACAATAGCGTCATTCGAATAACTAACATTATGGTAATTACCATATATTGGTGCTAATGTCTTTAAAATTTCTAATGTTTCGGCTGCTGACGGTGGATCAACAATGATTTTTTGAAAACGTCTTTCAAGTGCCCCATCATTTTCGATTGATTCACGATATTCATCCATAGTTGTTGCACCAATACATTGAATTTCACCTCTCGCTAGTGCTGGTTTAAGAATATTCGCTGCATCCATACCACCAGCATTATTACCAGCACCAATAATTGTATGTATTTCATCAATAAATACAATAAGATCTTCTTGAGATTTAATTTCATCAATAAGAGCTTTAATCCGTTCTTCAAATTGTCCACGGTATTTTGTACCAGCAACAAGAGATGTTAAAGATAATGCAACAACCCTCTTTTCAAACAATATTCTTGGGCATTTACCTTCAACAATTTGTTTTGCTAATCCCTCAACTATTGCTGATTTACCAACCCCGGGTTCACCAATTAATACGGGGTTATTTTTTCTACGCCTAGCTAATATTTGAGCGAGTCTTTGAATTTCAATTTTACGACCAACAATTGGATCTATCTCATTATTACGTGCTGCTTCACAAAGATCCACACTAAAATTGTCTAATAATGGTGTTTTACTTTGTTTTTGTTTTTGTGGTTGGTTACCAACCTGTTCAAAATCTAAATTACTCATACGTTTTTTTTCATTTTAAATAAAACAAATTAGGTTTCAATTAAAGTTTATCAAATTTAATTGACATTTTGTCATTTTTTTAATTCTGGTATATTTTTCGTTAAAACATTTGACAAATATAATAATAATAAATAATAAAAACAAAAAAAAGGAGAAAAAAATTATGAAAACATTATTTGCTGGAAATCATTTATTAGCTAAATCATTACTTGATGATTTTTTTACTGACGATTTTAAATTTCACAACAAAAGTGAATTCATTAACAAAGATAATGATTATTCTTTAATATTTCAAGTCCCCGGACTAGGAAAAGAAGATATTTCTGTAAAAATCGAAGATAATAAATTAATTATTGAAGGTGAAAATGATGAAGATTACGCTATTAAGATTAGAAAAGTTTATTCCCTACCAACAGGTGTTAAGGAAAATAAAATTTCAGCTGAAGTTAAAAACGGTATTTTAAAAATAATATTACCAAAAGAAAAATCTAAAGCGATTGAGATTAAAATAGAATAAATCTTGACATTAACACATTAATATTGTATATTGAATGTAATAAATTACATTTAAATAAATATTAAATTATGAGTATTGTTAAAAAAGACATTATTGATGGAAATAAAACAAGGTGTATTATTAAATCATCGAACATTCTTGAATCTATTTATGATTCAAATTCAAAAGAATTAACATTAACATTTAAAAATGGAAGAAGATATAAATATACTGGTGTTATGAAAGAAATTTATTCTGGATTCGAAAAAGCTGATAGTAACGGAAAATATTTTAATCAGTATATTAAACATTTAACAACAACAAGGCTTGATGACATTAATATATCATCAATGTTATAAGAAATTAATGGTTAAGATTTTTGATGTTTTGTAATTATATGGGTCTAGTAAAAACTAGACCTTTTTTTATGTTTTATAGATATTTATTATAAAAATCATATATGTCAATTAATATAAGTAAAATAAAAGAAAAAATTAAAAAAGGGTTTACACAACATGATAGTTTAAATCCAGATTTTTTTGATGGTGATAAAATAAAACCAAACGTTCGAAAACAATTAATAAAAATTGCTGATGAATTTATTGATTTTCTTGGTATCAGTGATATTGATTTTGAAGATATAACAATAACGGGTAGTTTAGCTAATTATAATTGGAATCTGTATTCAGATGTTGATCTTCATGTTATTTTTAATTTTGACGATGTTGATGAAAATGAAGATTTAGTGACCGAGTTTTTTATGGCTAAAAAATCATTATGGAATCAAGATCATGATATTAAAATATATGGTTATGATGTTGAATTATATGGTCAAAACGCTAAAGAACCTCATCATTCAACAGGTGTATATTCAATATTAAATAATGAGTGGGTTGTTAAACCAAAACCGGAAAAATATAAATTAGAAAGTAATAAATTAGTTAAAAAATCAAAATATTTCATGAAAATTATCGATGATATAATTAATTTAGATGATAATGAAGAAAAAAAAATACAATTAATTGATAAAATGAAAAATAAGATAAAAAAATATAGACAAAGTGGTTTAGAACGTTGTGGTGAATTTTCAGAAGAAAATATGGTTTTTAAAATTTTAAGACGAATGGAATATTTAGATAAACTCAGTGATGTTAAACACGATTTAATTGATAAAAATTTAAGTTTACCTGAATAATTAATAAAATAAAACTATTTATAAATAAAATATAAATTATGTCAGATACAAGTTACTCACCAAAAATAATACATAAGTATGATGTTGCTGATTTTACAAAATATTATTACAATCGTATTTATTTTTCTGAAAATGGTATTTATGAAATTAATAACAACATTATTAGTGGTAATACTGGTTTAGAACTTAATTTAATGGTAAGTTCTAAACCGATAAAAATTAGTGGTGGTGATGGTTTATTTTTACTGGGTGATTTAAAACCATATTTAGGACCAAATAAACCAACAATAACAGTATCAGCTAATACCACCACAGATTATTATTATGGAAATCTGGGACAAGGTTCTGGAATAAACAGTCAAACTGGTTATTTTAATTAAAAATAATATAATAAAAAACGAATAAATTATGGATTTAGTAAAAGGTAAAAAACAAATTGAGAGAATGAATTACCTAATGTACAATAATACAAAGAAAAATATTGTTACTGAAGGTAAAAAACAATTATCAAACCTTGAATATAAAGTAAAAGGTAATGACGGTAAATATTATGGTATTGTCCGTGAAAACCGTAAATTTATTATTAAAAGTACAGATAAAAAAGAACCTCTGACTGAAGATTTCCAATATTTAAATGGTATTCTAAATAGCTCAAAACAATCATATAATAATTTTAGTGACGCTGTTAAATTCTTAAATCTTTATCTTATGGAAAATTGTGGAGTGGAACACGAAGTCGATGAAACTGAAACTGAAGTTGACGAAAAAACGGTACTTAAACTTAAAGATAAAGAACCAACTCCCGCTCCAGTTAAAACAGAAGATCCAGATTTTTCTAAAATGGGTATGAATAATCTCGGTGATGAAGATGGTATGGACGACCTTGGTGATAATGATGGTATGAACGACCTTGGTGATAATGAGGGTGGTGCTCCAGAAGAAATACAACAAACAACTGGTGAACTTGGTCAAAAATTAAGAGATATGGAAGAACAAGATGATGAAACAATAAAATATGTTTTTAACTCAATTATTTCAGCTCTTGAATTAGAAGACCTTGATCCAGAAAATAAAAAAGAATTAATTAAAAAAGTTAAGAAAAAAATAAAAGGCGATGAAGACAATGATGACGAAGATTTAGACCTTAATAATGATGATAGTGAAGATATCGAAAATAAATCAACCGATGATTTTGAAGAAGAATTGGGCGAAAGTAAAGATTCACCATTTAAAGATAATATAAATATTAAAGGTAAAGACGCTCCATTTAATAGTAAACTAACTAAAATAAAAGAGTCTAAAGTACATAAAATAATATCAAAATACTTTGAGAAAACAAAAGAAGAACAAGATGAAGAAGTTCAAAATGTAATATTTGAAGCGTTGGAAAGAAATAATCTAATAACTGAAGCTAAAAAATTAGCTAAAACGGTTGATCAAGAATTTGCTATTGGCGCTGTTTTAGGTTATGATCCAACAAAAAAAGTAAAAAAAATTGGTAGTCGAGTTATTGTTGAAATGGATCAGAATATTGATTTAGGTGGTAAAGGTTATAAAAAATCAATTTTTATTGAATCAAATGGTACCACTTATGGCGTTATGAGAGAACTGAATTCGCCGAAAAAAGAAAAATTTCGTATGACAGATAAAAAAGATTATCAAAAATTTTTGGCAATTGGAAAATAAATCACTATATTTGCTTTTTGTAAATGAAATGGGTCCTAATTACAAAGGAAACTATATTTACGAATTTGTATTTGGTCAAAATAAAGAAGACGCTGATGGTGAAGATTGGGATTTATGTACAAAAGGTACAGCGCCAGATACTAACTTCATTGATAAAGTTGGTATTGTTGAGGAAACAGAAATTAAATTTGACGTAATACAAAATAATGATTTTTTAACTGTTAATGACGCTAAAGATAATATAATAGCTTTGGCTTGGGAAAATTTTGATGAATATGAAGATGATGACTTAATACCAGAAAAACGGCTTGTTTTTCATTTCGGTGAAATGGAAAATATTGTCGTTGATAAACTCTATGAACGAGATATAATTTTAAAATTTAAAGAGTAATGGCTGACGAAAATAAAATAAATTTAAATCCGGAAACAAGTTTAAATACTGCTGAAAAATTAAAACAAAGTGGATTTGATGTTGAAGTTGATGGTAAACAAGTAAACATCGATGAAGGTGACACAATGTTAGACTTATTCCCAGAATTAAGTGAAGAACAACCAATGGATGGTGGTGAAGTTAAAGATGTTAAAACTGAAAAATCAAAAAATAAAGATAAAAAAAATGAAGTAAAAAAAACAGAATCGAAAATAAAAAAAGAATTTTTTATGAGTAAAAAAGAACTTCTTGAATCTATTGGTGTTTATGAAGCGGAAGCTCCGTCCCCAGTTAAACCAAAAATTAAACCGGGAGAAAAAACTAAACCGGGTCATGGTAAGCCTAAAACACCATTTAGACCAAAACACAGTCCAAGGCCAAAAGCTGTTGGTGATAAATTACCAACTTGGTTAAGTGCTAACGCTTTAGGTATTGGTGCAAATAACCCAGCACCAGTTAAAACACCAACAAGAACTAAACCCGGTGAAAAACAAAGACCAAAAACACCTAAAACTCCGTTTAGACCAAAACATGATCCAAGACCAAAAGCTACGGCTATGACTGAAAGTAAAAAAAATAAACGTAAGTAATTAATTTAAAATAAAAGAATTATGTCAGAAAGAATTAGAAAAATTATAAATGAGCGTTTAAGGCGTATTTGGGAAGAACAAAATAACATAAATGAAGCTCCAATTGATTATGGCGATTATGAGGAAAGAATGGATCCGGGTATTGAACGTGATTTAGCTAGTGGTTCAACACCGTATGGTGAAAGACATCCAGCGTTTCCAGAAGATCAAGGTGAAAACAATTTTGCTGAAATTTTAGCTTCAAAACGGTTTAAAGATGTGATTGATTCTGTTAAACATTATACTGGTGTTAGAAGTGTACCAAATGGTACAAACGGAATAATGCAATTTCAAGGTATGTTGATGAATAGTGTTGAAAGAATTTTCGAATTAGAAGCTGGAAATAGAGAAGAACTTGAACAATTAGCGGTTGATTTAGTTAAACAAGAATTTGGATTACATGAAGATGATTTTGAATTTGACGTTAAAATTTTAGATTTAACCGATTCGGGACAAGCTGAAGAAATGAAACAATCAATACAACAAATGAATCAACAAGCTGAAGAAATGCAACAAATGCCAGAAGAGGAACAAGAACAAGCAGCCGAAGAAGTAATTAGAACTTTTGAAAATTTTGAAGAAGAAAAACAAAAAAGAAGATTTTTAAATGCTTTAATACAAGGATCAGCACAAAAAGCAAATACCGCTTATCATCTTGTTGGTGAAAGATTAAATGATATTAGTCCAGAACTATTAAATTTATATGGTTTAATGATGTCAGTTAATGACTTACAATATTGGTTACTTCCAGATAATATAATTGAAGAATTAGCAGCTCAGGGTAAAGGTGCTGGTACTGTTCAAATTAAATCTCCAGATGAAGAAGATGGTGATGATGGTGAAAGATCTAATAAAACATTAATAATTGCGAGAGGTATTAATTTCCCAACATTAGTACATGAATTAACTAAAGGTGTTATTGAAACTGTTACTGCTACAGGTTTACCAGAAGACCCGGAATTAGCAAGTGCTGTTATGCGTGAAGAAGATACATTGTCAAAAGAAAAATGGGATTTAAGATTAGGACCAATAATTTGGGAAAAATTTAGAGCAGCATATCCCGAACGTCTATATGATGAAGATAAAAGAAGAATACAATCTTTCTTCATTTCAGAAATTGCACAATTACCAGCAAATGAATTTTTAGAATTAGCAAATCAAATTATGTCTGGTAGTAATATTGGTAAACGAAGATTGGAGCGGATTGTTGATGATTTAATTAAAGAATTAAGTCATGAAGAATATGAAACGGCAATTGGTCAATATGATGATGAAGATTATGACGAAGACGATACTATAGTTACTGGGTATGAAGAAACAGAGCCGGAACTTGAACCCCAACAACAGCAATTTGATATGGATGCTATTTTAGATAAAATAAGTGCCGAAGGTATTGATTCGTTAACTCCAGAAGAACGGGCATTTTTATACGGTAACGCATAATTTAAACTAAATATTTAATTAAAAATCCTCAACGAAAACGTTGGGGATTTTTTTATTTATTGAAATATTTATAATTAAATGCGTTAAATATGGAAAAAGAAAAATTAAATTTAAGTGAGATCAAATTTGTAAACTTTCCAGCAAATCAATATGTTCGAGAAGAAACAAAAAAAACACAAATTGTGTTACATCATACTGTGTCTGGTAAAGGTGTTGAAGGTGATATTAATTGGTGGTTGAAAGACCCTAAAAGAATTGCCACACATTTTATAATTAATTGGGATGGTACAATTTATCAAAATTATTCATCAAAATACTGGGGATATCATTTAGGTGAAGTTACTAGTACTTTTCATAAATTAGGTTTAAACTATCAAAGACACGATATGAACACTATTGCAATTGAAATTGATTCGTGGGGCGGTTTAAGTAAAAAAGAAGGTAAATATTATCATGCTTATGGTCGAGAAGTTTCTGAAGATATTGTATATACTCTAGATAAACCATTTAGAGGTTTTCGCTTTTTTGAAAAATATACTGAAAAACAAATTGAATCTGTTAGGAATTTAATTGTTTATTTTAATGAAAAATATCAAATACCATTAACTTATTCTGAGACATGGGATATTTCTAAAGATGCATTGAGCGGTAAACCGGGTATTTATTATCATACTAATTATCGTGAAGATAAATCAGATGTTTTTCCGTACCCACCACTAATCAATATGTTAAAAAATTTAAAAAATGTCTAACGTTCAAACACAATTAGTTGAATATATTAAATGTTATAAAGATACAGCATATGCTCTGGTTACATATAATGAAACTTTTGATAAAACTAAAAATGGCTATGTGCCATTTAAATTGTTTCCAGAACAAGCAAAATTAATTAGTAATTATGACAAATATAGATTTAATTTAGTTTTAAAATACCGTCAAGCGGGTATCTCAACAGTTACTGCTGGTTATTGTGCTAAAAAAATAATATTTAGTGATTCAGATAATCCAGAAAAAATATTAATTATTGCAAATAAACAAGATACTTCCGTTGAAGTTTTACGTAAAATTAAATCTTTTATTATGCAGTACCCAAAATGGTGTGGTATTGGAAAAAAACGAAAAGATAATACTGTTGATGGCGCATTATATTTTCAAAAAGAGGCTGCCGGTCATATAATAATACATAATCGTGAACATAAGGTTGTTGGTGAAGTAAAAGCTGTGGCAACATCTCTTGATGCTTTAAGGGGTTACACCCCAACTTTATTAATACTTGATGAAGCAGCATATATTGAGGGTGGTCAACAATTTTGGGCTGCTTGTTTAGCCTCTTTAGGGACCGGAGGTAAGAGTATTGTTATTTCAACACCAAACGGTTTAGACGATTTATATTATCGATTATATGCCGAATCCCTAAAAGGTGTTAATAGTTTTAACATTTTTGAGTTAAAATGGTACGATGATCCCAGATTTAATAAAAATTTATATTTTGTTAAATATGACGGTAATATTGTTGATTGGATGAGTGAAGTTGAAACTAAAAATTCATATGAAAAATTAGAAAATATTTTAATTGATTTACCTAGAGAAAAGTGGGACGAATATTTTCAAAATGGTTGGTACCCTGTTTCTTCTTGGTTTGAAGAGATGTGTAAAGAATTAAATTTTGATAAACGAATGATTGCCCAAGAATTAGAATCGTCATTTTTAGGTTCTGGTGATAATGTAATTGATGGAAGAATACTAAAAAAACAAGAAAATGAAAACGTTATTGAACCGATATCAAAAGAATTAGAAAGAAAATTATGGGTTTGGAAGGAACCAATTAAAGGTCATAAATATATTTTAGGTGCAGATATTTCTCGTGGTGATTCAGAAGATTCAAGTGCTTTTGTAATTATTGATTTTGATGAGTTAGAACAAGTTGTTGAATACCACACTAAACTTCCTCCGGATATTTTTGCCGAAATTGTGTATAAATGGGGAAAACGATATAATGCTTTTATTGTTATTGATATTACCGGTGGTATGGGGGTTGCGACATCGCAAAAATTAAAAGAATTACAATACCCAAATGATTTATTATATTATGATAATGTTAAAGATGAAATGAAATGGAAATATGGTATCTATGATGATAAAGTTCCCGGAATTAATTATAATTCAAAAAGAGCACAAATAATACAAGCATTAGAAGAACAAGTTAGGGGTCAATTTAAAATACGTTCTAAACGATTAATTTCGGAACTTAGAACATTTGTTTATATTAACGGTAAACCGGATCATATGCGTAATCATCATGATGATATCATTCAATCTTTGGCTATAGCATTATATATTGCACAAAATTCTTTTACTAAATTAAAAGCAGCTGAAGCACGAACAAAAGCTATGATTAATGCTTGGGTTAGTGTTAACAATACTCAGAATAGTATTCCTCAAACACCAAACCAAAAAAGACATAATGTCAGCGATCATATGTGGTTATTTTCTGGCTTACAATAGATATTTATAATACAATAACTATTGATTTATTTAAGTTTAACAATATTTTAAAAAAAAAAGGAATTATGGGTGATAGAAACCAAACGATATTTCAAAAATTAAGTACTGCTTTTGGTATGGGGTCACCAAAGACAACAGCACCTAGTGACCCAAGAACTTTTACTGAACCGAAAAAAGCAACATATAATTATAATTCGCCAATTTCAGATAAAAAATTTATATTAAAAACCGATAATGAAGCTGAATATCAGAAAGAAAAATTAGAAAGACAGCAACAATTATATTTAATTGATCAATGGTCTAAAGTTGAATCTGAATTATACCAACAAGCAATATATTATGAAACAACAAGAGTTGCATCATATTATGATTTCGAAGCGATGGAGTATACTCCAGAAATTTCAACAGCATTAGATATTTTTTCTGAAGAAACTACAACTCCGGGTGATTATGGTAAAACATTAAATGTTTATTCTGAAAGTAAACGAATAAAAAATGTTTTAGAAAATTTATTTTATAATATTTTAGATATACCAACAAATTTACCATCTTGGACCAGAAATACATGTAAATTTGGTGATAATTTTATTTATTTAAAAGTTGATCGAGAAAAAGGAATTGTTGGTTGTAATCAATTACCAAATGTTGAAATTGAAAGAAAAGAGTTTCACCCAGAATCTGTTGCTAATAATGATATAGAACAAAATAAAAAAGTTGGTGTTCAATTTCATTGGAAAAATAAATCAGCAACATATCAATCATGGGAGATTGCACATTTTAGATTATTAGGTGATGATAGAAGATTACCATATGGTACATCGATTTTAGAAAAAGCTAGACGTATTTGGAAACAATTATTATTAGCTGAAGATGCTATGTTAGTTTATCGAACAACAAGAGCACCAGAACGAAGGGTTTTTAAGGTTTTTGTTGGTAATATGAACGATCAAGATGTTGAAGCTTATGTTCAACAAGTTGCTAATAAATTTAAAAGATCACCAATCGTTGATAAAACAACCGGACAAGTTGATACTAGATATAATCAATTAGCTGTTGATCAAGATTTTTTCATCCCAGTTAGAGACCCTAATACACCAAACCCAATTGATACTCTTCCGGGGGCTCAAAATTTAGCTGAAATTGCTGATGTTGAGTATATACAAAAAAAATTATTTGCGGCACTTAGAACACCAAAAGCGTTTATTGGTTTTGAAGAAACCACTGGAGATGGTAAAAACTTGGCATTGCAAGATATTAGATTCGCTAGAACTGTTAATCGAATTCAACAAGCAATGATTCAAGAATTAAATAAAATTGCAATTATACATTTATTTATTCTTGGTTTTGAAGATGAGATCGATAATTTTACACTAACATTAAATAACCCTTCGAGACAAGCCGATATGATGAGAATTGAGGCAATGAAGGAAAAAGCAATGTTATATAAAGATCTTGTTGGTGATGCTGGTAATGGGTTTGGAATAATGTCAATGACCAGAGCCAAAAAAGAAGTTTTTGGCGATAGTGAAGATGAAATTAAACTAGATCTTGAACAACAAAGGCTTGAAAAAGCTGCTGCGATTGAATTTGATAAAACTGGTGATGTTATCACACATACTGGTATTTTTGACAATGTTGATAGATTGTTTGGTAAAAGTGTTGAGGCAATAAAAGCCTCTGAAGAAAAACCGGCTGATGAAGAAGGTG